GGCACAGGACGTCGGCACCGTATACGTCGAAGTCGTCCCCAGTGGTAAGGGATTCGGCAAAAGCATCGAGGGTGACATCACCCAAGCCGCCGCCACCGGCAGCAAAAAAGGCGGTTCCACGATTCTCAGCAGAATCGGCGGAGCGTTCAGCAAGGTCGGCAAACTCGGAGTCGGAGCAATCACTGCCGTAGGAACCGGCATCGTCGGCTTGGCCGCCAAAGGCGGCTTCGAACGCGCGTTGAACATCGAGAACGCGCAAGCCAAACTCAAAGGCCTCGGACACGACGCGGGCAGCGTCTCCGAGATCATGAACGACGCGCTCGCAAGCGTGAAAGGGACGGCCTTCGGGCTCGGCGACGCAGCCACGGTTGCCGCTTCCCTCTCCGCATCAGGAGTCAAACAGGGCGGCGACCTCACAAAGGTATTGAAAACCGTCGCTGACACAGCTCAAATCAGCGGTAGAAGTCTTACTGACATCGGCACTATCTTCGGTTCCGTCGCCGCGCGCAACAAACTCCAGGGCGACGATATGCTGCAATTGATGTCGTCTGGCGTGCCGGTCCTACAGCTGCTCGGCAAACACCTGGGAAAAACCTCCGCTGATGTGAGCGACATGGTGTCGAAGGGCAAAGTCGATTTCCAAACCTTCGCCGACGCGATGCAGGAAGGACTAGGAGGAGCAGCACTCTCAGCAGGAACGACGTTCACCGGTGCCTGGTCAAACGTGAAAGCCGCACTCAGCCGTATCGGCGAGAATCTCGCCACTCCAGTACTCAACGGACTGAGAGACCTCTTCAACCAGGCGATTCCACTCCTCGATAATTTCTCAGCAGCAGCAACCCCCGTGATGGAGCAATTCGGAAAGAGCCTGCAGAGTGGATTGCAGAACGCCATCCCGACCGCCATCAGCCTGTTCAAACAATTGGGTACCGCCTTCTCCTACGTGAAAGACAATTCGAACTGGATCGTCCCCCTTGTGGGCTCCATCGCAGGCCTAGTCCTAGCGGGCAAGGGATTGGGAGCTCTAAGTTCGAACCTCGCAAAGGTTCCAAAAGCTTTATCCGGGATCACTTCCGCAGCAACTGGAATACAGAAGTTTCTTATTCTGGCACCTGAACTTGGTGGTTTCGTCGCAGCATTCAAGAACATGGCGAGCGGAATGACCCTGGTGAAAAACGCTCAGATGGCATGGAACGCCGTGACAAAAGCCGCCACTGCAGTGCAAGTAGCTTTCAGCGCTGCATTAAGCGCCAATCCAATCGGAGCTATAGTCATCGCTATTGCCGCCGTGGTGGCCGCCTTGACATGGTTCTTCACTCAGACGGAGGTGGGGCGCAACGCGTGGAGCAGCTTCATCTCATGGCTGCAAGCTGCTTGGCAAGGATTATCTACCGCTTTCGCCGCGGTTTGGAACGCGATTGCGTCTGTTGCTGGACCGATTGTCCAGAATATTTGGGGTGCGATACAGCCAGGACTGCAGCAGATTCAATCCGCCTGGAATTCAGTATGGACTTCAGTTCGAACTCTTTTTGAAACGGTCTGGAATGCCATATCGCCCATTATGACTCCCGTCCTCAATTTCCTGAAAACCATGATGACGACGAGCCTGTCCGGAATCCAAACTTATTGGAACGTCGTCTGGACTGGTATTTCCGGAACCTTCATGACTGTATGGAATATGATTGCAGCCTTCATCGGACCAGTCATCGGCGGAATCTGGTCAATGATTCAAGCCACTCTGACAAACATCCAAATAATCTGGCAGACAGCATGGAGCATTATCGGTAAGGTTTTCTCAACCATCTGGAACGTGTTTTCCACCATCGTCAGCACCGTGATGGGAGAGATATCTGGAATCATTCAAGCAGTCACCGCCATCATCCAAGGAGATTGGAGCGGGGCGTGGAACGCGATCAAGGGAGTCTTCTCCACTGCCCTGAACGGAATACTCGGGGTGGGAAACGCCATTCTCAACGGGCTGCGCAGTATCTTCGGTAGCGTACTTGGAGCCATCGGAGGTATCTGGAACAGCACGTGGAGTGGCTTGGCTGGCTTCTTCAGCGGTATCTGGAACGGAATCAAAGGTGCAGCTTCTGCTGGTATCAACGGGGTTGTCAGCGTCATTTCAGGGATTAAGGGGAAGATCACCGGCTTCTTCAGTGGCGCAGGATCATGGCTGGTAAACGCTGGCAAAGCGATTATTGATGGTTTCCTCAACGGTCTTAAAAATGCTTTCAACGCGGTCAAGGACTTCGTCGGCGGTATCGGCAACTGGATAAAAGACCATAAAGGACCTATCAGCTACGATCGCAAGCTTCTGATTCCCGCCGGTGGCGCGATCATGAGCGGTCTCCATAGCGGCCTATCCGATGGATTCGTGGATATCAAGACCCTCGTTAACAGCATGAGCGGAGAGATAAGCCAACTCATGAGTGACACCGGGGAATTCGGTGTCAACGCCGATGTGACCTCACATCTCAGTAAGAATGGTGACCCACTCACCACAGGCATTGACGGCGTCATCTCCGCCATCACACGTCTTGATGACAAACTTGGTGACAAGATCGCCATGAACGCGCCGAAGTTCCCTGATAACCGCAGTTTCGGAAGGTTGGTGAGGGAGAATGTATGAGATTGAGTATGTGACCGGCACAGGCAATCAGACCATCGGTCTTGACGGTGATGATCTGTTTGCCGGTCTCGCTCTCGCATTGCATGGAAGTGAATGGAGCTATGAGCTTGGGTTCAGGAGCATCGGTAGCACGAGTCGCAAGGCCCGCGGCGTCGACCTCGATATCACGAGCGTTGAGGATGCGAGCATGGACGAGTTTCGTCGCCTCGTCGATCGTGATGTGGCGTTGCGCACTCCTGGCACGATCGTGTATCGCGGTGGATTGTCGCAGCGCTGCTACTTGGTGAAATCTGACCCGAGTGGTGCGGTGGGTCGTTTCAAATCGGTGAAGTTCTCATGCGTTCTTCTCGATGGAGCGTGGAGCAAGCCGGTGACGACGGGCTTCACCGTGCAGGAGGCCAACGAAGGCGTCGACTTGGACTTTAATTACGACTTCGACCACGACCTCATGGCCACCGCGCTGGTGGCGGAGATAACCTCCGGTTCGGCTCTCTCCTCCCCGATGAGCCTGACCATCTACGGGCCGGCATCGAGTCCGTATGTGGTCATCGACGACAACAAATACGTCATAGATGTGACCGTGCCGGCCGGCGGCTATCTGGTGGTCGATGGGCGCGAGGGTATCAAATCGGTCACGTTGGTGGCAGAGAACGGCGATGTTACGGACTGTTTCAGCGCTGCGCATCGTGGTTCCGGCCAGAACGGCGGCGAATACGCTTTCCAACCCATAGCGCCCGGCCGGCACACGGTCTCATGGCCGAACAGCTTCGGCTTTGACATCACTATCTACGAGCAGGAGGCGGCTTTGCCATGGTCTCAGTGATTCTCACCGATGCGGCACACAAGGATATTGCGGCGATCGACGATTCCACGCTCGACCTCGCTTTCGGTAGCGATGAGAACGATTTCGAATTCAGCTTCATCGACACCTGCGACGCCGGATTACGCTTCCACGCTGGCAGCTTCTGCTACATCGACGGCACCGAATACGGCGGGGTGGTCGATTCCATCACCACCGAGAAGACGCATGACGGCACTGCGCTCACCTACACGGGACGCAGCTGGCACGGAGTACTCGCAGAACAGGTGCTGCAACCTGATACGGGAGCCGACTATCTCACCGTGAACGGCACCGTGCAAGCGGCTCTGCAATCCTGCTTCGACCGTATCCATCTCAGCAATCTCTTCATCGCGGACGCGAATACCGAGAGTATCAGATACCAGTTCGACCGGTACACGAACGCGTGGAACGGCATCCGAAAGATGCTGCGAGCTTCCTCGTTGAAGCTAGTGCTCAACTATCACGACGGCAAGGTCCACGCGTTCACGGCACCGATCGAAGCGTATTCGGACGTGGTGGATTCCGACTTGATGGACTTCACCGCCACCCGCGACTGGCGACCGGTGAACCATCTCATTGGTCTTGGTGCGGGAGAGCTGCGCAACCGCGTGGTCTCGCACTGGTACGCCGACGAAGATGGTAAAGTATCTCAGACTCAATCACTAGTCGGCATCGACGAGGTGTGCGAGACCTACGACTACTCCAATGCCGCAGCCGACGAACTGGCGGACGAGACGAAGAAGAAACTGCAGGAACTCCAATCCCAAGGTTCCGTGGATGTCACCATCAATTCGAGCATTATCTTGGATCTCGATGACATCATCACAGCCTCCGACCACGTGACCGGACTATCAGTCACGGCGCAGATCACGAAGAAGATCGTCAAGATCAGTGATGGCATCATGAGCGTCGACTATGAGGTGGGAAAGTCCTCGAGCACGAGCGGTGGATTGTCCGGTTCCGCAGAGTCCTCTCCTGGCAGCGTCTCCTACACGGCCGGCGCTGGCATCACTATCAGCTCGCATGTGATCAGTGCTGAAGTAACTCAAGCCAAATTGGATGTTGTTTCGACTGTGGCGAACGCGGCGAACAAGACCGCTAGTGACATGAGCAGTGAGTTGGGTGCGATACTCCAATCCGATTCGGAGCAGACCACGGCCATCGTGAAAGCCCAGTCCACTGCCGATTCCGGTGTGAGCGCGGCGGCAAAGGCCAAAGCCACAGCGGATTCAGGAGTGCAGAACGCGGCGGTGGCGCAAGCCACGGCTAATGCCGCTAATCAGGCGGCAACATCAGCCCAGACCGCTGCTAATATTGCCATTGCCAATGCGCGGGAACTTGTTCTCAATCCGAATATGGATGCGGAGGTGGGCAACATTGACAATTTTGAGAGAAACGTCATACTAGGGGACACGTCGGCATCCGTTCCACCGCCGGAAATGTTCTCCACATACGCGAGGAAGACTGGGCGAGGTTCCTCTATTAACCGTGAGGTGCTGGACCTGCCCGGGCATACTCTTCAAATCTCGGGATGGTTTTTCGCCGACACGAACGCAAAAAACGATATGAAGGTTGGTATCAATTACTATTTTGGCACCAGCAGCAGTAACGTTCAGACGTGGAAACTAGCATTTCAGATACCTCTTGCTTCGGGGCAATCGGGGTGGGCCAAGTACACTGGAACAGTTACCCTGCCTGACGATCTGCTAAAGAGTCCCCGTTATGCGAGGCTCTGGATGGCTATTGACACCTACGACGGCGACGAGACTGGTTGGTATTTCACCGGACTATCCTTGAAGGAAATTACTGAGGCGAAGGCAGCTCAGGATGCTGCAAAAACTGCCCAGACAGCCGCCGACGAAGCTCAGGATACGGCTGACTCAGCCATATCCACCGCGAGTAGTGCAGTCCAATCCATTTCGGCGGCGAGTCCCCTCACAGCCACGCGGAGCGGGAACATTATTACCCTGAGTGCTCCAACTGCGACGTCGACTACTGCTGGTTCTATGAGCGCAGTAGATAAGTCCAAGCTCGACGGAATCGCAGCGGGCGCGAACAAGTACATTCTTCCCGCCGCCACTACTACTGCTCTTGGTGGTGTGAAACCGGATGGTCACACGATAACCGTGACATCTGACGGCGTGCTCACAGCGCACTCCGACAGCGAAGCCGCGTCATTCCTCGCTGCTTATCCGATTGGTAGCACCTACAAAACCATCTCCCCCACCAACCCCGGCACCACCTACGGTGGCACATGGGTCGAGGTGGATTCACTCGACTATTTCACCTACGAAAGGACAGCCTAATGGCGAAGAAAACAGGATACGTCGAATACACATGCGACCGATGCAACAAACGCGAATACTTGAAAGAGGACGGACAATACGCGAACCGCTGGTACACGATCTCCCGTTATTCCGCAGACGCTGTCAAACAGGACAGAACCTTCTGCAACAACTGCTACGGCGAATACCAGGACCTCATGAGCGACCAGGACGCGGCATACAACACTTTCATGCAGAACAAGGACGGTGAATAATCATGACGATTGATCTGGTGGACGGCAAAGCCGGAAAAGCACACATCGATTCCGATGATCGTGGAAGCTTCAACATCGGGACCATGGGGCCGGGCTGCTACGTGTTGAACGTGAAGAACAAATTCGCGCTCACCATGGACTCGGCGAACAACGGCACAGTGGACACCGGTGGACTCATCATGTGGGGACGCTACGCGCATTGCACCGAACCCGAGACCATCACCGTCGAAAACGGCTCACAGAACATGAAACGCAACGACCTCGTCGTCATGCGCTACACCAAAACCACCGACAAGATAGAAACCGCCTCGCTCGTCGTCATCAAGGGAACGCCAGCGGCGTCGACCCCCGCCGACCCGAAAATCAACGAAGTGGATGAGATCACCTCCACCACCACCATCGCCGACATGCCCCTCTACCGTATTCCCCTGGACGGCATCACGGTCGGCACACCGGTGCCGTTGTTCAACGTTCTGGCTCCCATGAGCGACGTGTGGGATTCCGTATCCCGCACGCAGGAGGCCATGTTCAAGCCACAAAGCGCCACCAGCTTCACGATGGTGAACACCTCGCGCATCACGGTGCGGGGAGGATACATATATTTGGATCTAGGAAGCTTCAAATCAACAGTCGGCATCAGCAGCTTCCCTGTCTACCTGTATTCGAGCGGGGTGAAGCCCAGTGCGAATATTGATCTCGGTGCGATAGGCGTGCTTGCAGGAGCATCCTACTCGAAAACGGGCAGATGGAATACGGACGGTTCCATCGCCGTGGGTCCAAGCATGAGCGCGAACGACTACCTCATCACATTGCCTCGCGTGATTCCGGTGCCCGCCGGTGTCACGTTCAGCTAGGCGACAACCCAACTGCCCGTGTAGGTGAAGAAATAGCCGGGTGCCGCACCGTTCGTGCTGAGGGTCATGGTCCCATCGGCACCGATGTGATACTCCTGCGTCTGATTGTTGTTGCCGATGAGGAGTATCGCACCGTGGTCTTTGGGACGGAACCCTGCTGGAATCGTTTGCGACATGCGCAGATTGGTTATCGCGGTGATGTTGCTGCTCAAACCAATCTGGCCGCACGTGGTCACGACACCATTGCGCTTCACCAGAGTGAACTTGCTGTCACTCCACCCAGCCTGCACCTGAGCGGTCTCAGTGCGGGATACGGAAAGCTAGGCTACTTCCAAATTGCGATCCACGAGAAATGAGTAGGCCATTTTGTGCCGAATTGAGTGGTGTTGGTTGCGGACAATCGTATCTGCGCCGAGGTGGGTGTAGCGTCCCAGACCATCGCAGCTTGCCCTTTGGCCACATCTGAGGGCCAGGGTCCAATTGTCACGAGTATCGCATCGGGCTTCTTTCCATTGGGCGAGGCATACGAAATCAGGCAGATACCATTCTCGTTGCTGTTGCCAACGTAGGAACCACACTGAATGTAAGGCGCAGAACTTACGGAAAGCTAGGCGTTAGGCGGCTCTTCCGTAGCTCCATATTCCGTTTTCTTTGAGTATCTTGTTTTCCCAGATGACGGCTGTGTCGCGCAATACCTCGATGTCCTGCATGAGATAGTAGCGGGCGGTGGTCTGGATGTTTGAGTGGCCGAGGCACTTGGCGACGATGCTGATGTCGATGCTGGCCTTCAAAGCGTTGGTCGCCCATGTGGTGCGCAGGTTCATCGCTGGCACGTACGGCAGGCCGTTCTTCTGGCAGAACGTCTTGTATTGGCGCGCCACTTGCAACGGGTTGAGATCGCCGATGAGGCGGCCGCGCGCGTTGGTGGTCTTCTTGATTTCCTTCAGACGACGTTTGACCAACGGTCCGAGGGCGAGGTCGCGCTTGCTCAGCGCGGTCTTCGGCTCCACTAGGAGCTCGTGGCCGTTGACCCATTGCAGTCCCTTGGTGATGTGGACGATGCCTCGTTTGAGGTCGATGTCGGACCATTCGAGCGCCAAGCCCTCCTCGCGGCGCAAACCCAGAGTCGCTGACACCAACAGCCAGGCTTCGAGCTGATGCCCGAAGAAACCCGCCAGCAGCTGGCGTAGGTCGCTTGGCTGGAGCCATGGTGACTCCTTGTGCTCCAGTTTCGGCAGATCCACCCCGCCCGCGAACCGGTCAAACTCCAATGCCTCCCAGCGCACGGCCTTGCGCAGTATCGAACGCAATACCGCCCATGCCTTGTTGGCTGCTCCGGCGGAGTCAAGGCTCTGTGCCCATTCCTCCACGTCCTTGCGCCGAATGTCCTCCATCTCCATCCCGCCGAACCGCGGCTGAATGTGCAATCGCCACGCGGACTCGTAACCGGTCAACGTGTTCTCTCGCAGTCTGGCGGTCTGATAAGGCAGCCACTCGGTCGTATAGAAGTCGTTCAGAATCATGGTTTTCCTTCGTCTTTGAAGATTTCGTCGAGCCGGAAAAGCTAGACGGTCATTACTCAGAAACCCAGTAAACACGTCATCGTGCGTGTGGGTTTTCCCACCTATTAAGGAGTCAAAATTGGGGCCTCAGCTTTGGACGGTCGAATTCGAGCAGCAGCTCATCATCACGCTGGTGACATTGCTATTGGGCGGTGGCGGCGCGGTGGCCGTGTGGTTGGGGCGGAGACGGTCGAAGAGCGAGGCGGGAAAGGATCTCTCGGATTCTTGGAAGAGCCTCGTGCAGCAGCAGGTCGAATCATTGGTCAAGCCTCTGCAGGAGCAGGTGGAACGAGACCAAAACCAGATCAGTCATTTGGAGGAGCAGCAGGACAAGCTGTTCGCCGCCGCCAAATACAACCGCGAGCTGGGCCACTGGCTCGCCGACACATGCGGATTCTTCCCTGAGGACTGGATGAGAACGCACCCCAAACCGCATCTTCCCGACATACTCAGAGACGATTTCGGAGAACTCAAATGAAATTTAGACACCGAGGCGAGCGAAACTCGAAACGAAAAGCCCTGGCAACCATCGGAGCCAGCATTCTCGCCCTCGCAGGATTCATGTGGTGGCAGTGGCCGTTCTTCGAGTTCTGGCTGATTCTGCTGCTCATCAATTTCTGATTGTTCGGCCTCTCAATCCGAGGGGCTTTTTAATGCCCTGGTACACCGGGGCGGAGAGGAGCCGACAATGGCTTCACTACAAGGTATCGACGTCTCCAATTGGAAGGATATCGATGTCACGAAAGCGCGTGATTTCGTCATCGTGCAAACTACATGGGGCACGGGCGGGTTTAACAACACGAACCTGCGCAACGGCGTCAGCACTATTGCGGACAAGCAGTATCAGATGGCGAAACGTGCCAAGAAGAAGCTCGGTATCATGCATTACGCAATGAACAAGGGAGCCGCGGCCGAAGCAGCCTTCTTCAAGAAGCATTGCGCAAACTACTTCGGTGAGGCAATCCCCATGATCGACTGGGAGGGACAGAACAACGCTGCGGTGAACAATGCCGCTATGTTCGAACAGTACCTCGTTGAATTCGAGAGGGTTCAGGGCGGGCCCGGTATCGCTTATTTCCAGCAGAGCCTGTATTCGGCTCTCAAACCAGTCTGTGACCGTCACAACTGGGGTGCGTTCGTCGCCCAATACGGTTCCAACAAGCCGACAGGACTGCAGGAGCATCCATGGAACGAGGGCGCGTACGCGTGCGCGATGCGCCAATACTCCTCCGTGGGGGAGATCGGTGTGGGAACCCATGTCGACCTCGATAAATTCTATGGAGACGCCGCCGCCTGGGACGCGTATGTGAAAGCCTCCGTCGGCGGCAAACACGTCACCCCGGTTGTCACACCACCATCGGTTCCCACCGAACCGCAATGGGTGAACGAAGCGAGGGACTACACCCTCATCACGAGCGTGAACCTACGCTCTGACACGTCCACATCTGCAGGAGTCATCGCGGTTCTCAACAAGGGCGATATTGTCAGAACCGACGCGGCCATCATCATCAACGGCTACCGCTGGGTGCGTCAGAAGCGTGGCAACGGCTACGGGTATCTGGCGACGGGCCCTGTCGGCGACACCCTCAAATACGTCACCACCACGAAGAGTTCCGCCGCCCGCGCTTACACGGTGAAATCCGGAGACAACCTCAGCACCATCGCCAAAAGACTCGGCACCACGGTCGCCGTGCTCACCGCGAAAAACGGCATCAAGAACCCGAACCTCATTCACCCAGGGGAATCACTCAAATACTGAAAGGCTGAATAATGACAGACGCAAAACATGCCGAAGAGGATCCACTGGATACCCCAGCCGAATGGCTCAGCTGGCTTAAAGCGGCCGGCATACGCGCGGTGAAAACCGCTGCTCAGGCAGCGTTGGGCGCTATCGGTGCCGCAGCAGCCCTCGGCGACGCGAACTGGATATTGGTCGGTTCCACTGCCGGTTTGGCTGCTGTGGCCTCGGTACTCACCAGCATCGTGGGACTGCCCGAGGTTGCTGACGGGGACTCGCTGGCCAAGCTCACCAGCAAACAGGAGGAATCATGATGGAGAGTCTCAACGGCACTGTTCTTCTCATGCAAAGCGAGGATTATAGGGAGAGGTTCAAGGCCGAGTACCTGCAGCTGCGCATTCGCACGGGCAAGCTAGGCATGATGCTCGACCGAGCCGAGGGCGGTGACCTCGATTTCACACCCAAGGTTCCGCTACCGGTGTTACAGGCTCAGTACAACGCGATGAACCTCTACCTACGATTATTGGAATCACGAGCTGAAATCGAAGAGATCGACCTCTCGGAGCTCTAAAGGAATATTTCACACCCATATGCAACATGCCCCTCATCTCCAAGGTACGGAGGTGAGGGGCTTTTCTGCGTTTAATTAAATGCGGTTCTCCCTCGGCTACGGGTATTAT